ACAATGGATGAACCGCATTGAATCTATGCTCAACGAAAAGGCTACTCAGTATGGCGCGGGTAAGAAAAACGACTCTGGACGGATTGTCGTCGCAACTTTCCAGACACTTGAAAGAATGTCATTCAACCAAAGATACGCATTCGGAAAGCAGTTTGGACTCTGCATCGTTGATGAAGCGCACCACGTACCAGCACACACCTTCTGCTCAGTCATGTTCTGTATGCCCGCAAGATACAGGCTTGGACTTACAGCAACACCAGAGCGACCAGACGGACTAACCAACATTCTTTGGTGGCATTTTGGGCCGAGCGTGTATGAGATTACCAATGCGCAACTTGCGAGAAGCGGCCACGTACTACCACCACGTATTGAATGGTTTTTCACAAACTGGATCGGACCATCACAACGACTTGATTGGTCAAAGCTAATCACCAAGATGACCACCGATCACGAAAGAAATGCAACGATCCTCAACAGGATCTTGGAGGCGTGTGAAGACGGTCGTCAAATACTGGTTCTTTCGGATCGTGTAGATCATTGTATTAAGATGGCTGAAACACTACGTTCTCAAAATATCGAAGCGCAACCATTAGTGGGCAAGATGACTAAAAAGCAAAGGCAGGAGGTACTTGAACGTGCCGATAAACGGGAAATCCAAGTTGTATGTGCGACCACTGTTGCAGATGAAGGTCTTGATCTTCCGTCACTCGACACCGTTGTTCTCACGACTCCGACGAAGGCTCTTGGTAGAATACAGCAAAGGATCGGAAGGGTCATGCGGCCCCATCCACTCAAAAAAAATCCGGTCGTTATTGATTGTGTTGACGATATTGGATCAATGCGTGGATTGGCTCGAAAAAGAAATCGTCTCTACTCAAGAATCGGGTGTAGCTGACATGATGAGGATTATCGAAAAGCTTCCTGTTGGGTGGTCTATCGTTGAAGAAAAGAACGGATGGAACATCTATGACGATGATGGAGATTTAGTCTGTACAGGTAAAGATACAGATCAACTTCATAGCGTTCTAAATGTTGAGTTTGCATTGGCTCAAGCCTTTGCGGCTTGGATTCATGCCACAAAGCATACTCAACCAGCAGAGGCTTAGTTTTTTTGTCTTTTGGCTAAGCCAAGCCAGTCACGTACTCGAATCGAGTTGTTCGATATATCTTCGACAGCAATCGCAAGAGCCAGCGACGGAATGGACCGACCAGATTCAAGATCCCGAAGGTAAGAAACCGAAATGTGCAGCGACCGTGGTTCGAGTTTTTCATTGATCCAACGGCAAAAAGCAAATCGGGTGTTTCTTTCGGGATGACTTTCTCTAAAAGTTCTAATGTCCATGCTCATTCTCCGGTCAAAATATGTCCGTTTTGGTCATAATGTGTCCACATCTAAGTGATGGTATTGACATCACTCAATAGCACAAATAGTATCAGTGTGCAGACAACGGAAAAATAATGAAAACACAGATCCCAACAATAGGTAGTAGCAGCATAGGCGCCATTCTTGGCCTTTCCCCATGGAGTAGTCCGTGGGACGTATGGGCTCGAATACACGGCCTTACTGAATCATCCAGCACAGCGGCCACCGCAAGAGGTCACATACTGGAGCCAGCGATCGGCGCGCACTATGCAAACATTAACAATGTATCAATCAAGAAGGGTCCAGAATACGAAGCCGACCCAATCATCGGGCCAGAGCCATGGATGCACGCACGTCCAGACTTTTTTGTTTCGTCAGATGACGTATCGTGGCTTTTAGAGATCAAATCTACTCGGAAGTTTGATCACCGTTGGGGTAACTCAAACAGCAGTAATGTTCCGCCGTATTACGCTGCACAATGTATTTGGCAGATGGCCGTTACAGGCGATGAAAGATGCGATCTTGCAGCGTTTGCAACACTATCGGATGAATACCGATCGTATAAGATTCACAGAGATTCCCGACTTGAAGAAAAAATATTAGGGTTCGCTCGCGAATGGTATACAAAGCACATTGAGGAAGGCAAACCACCAGAGGTGGATGGATCAAATGCGTGCTCAAAATCTCTGGCCAAGCTTTTCAAACAGGAAAGCAAAGAGTTTATCGAGCCACTCGACACACACATTGAGTTAGCTGAGAAGTTGAAAAGCATTCGAGCACAATATGCGGATCTCGAAAAGCAGAAAAAACACCTGGAAAATCAGATCAAAGAAATGATCGGAACATCTTACGGAATATCGGGTGTAGCAACATGGTCAGAGTCAAAACCGAGAAGTCGATTTGATAGAGCAAGCTTTGAGCAAGATCATCCAAACATCGCGAAGCAATATATAAAAGAGAGCGAACCAACAAGAACCTTTAGGTTTCAATACACAGGAGAGAAGTAATGGCTAATGCAATTCATCCAGCCAATCAGTTTCGATCAATCGTCGAGACAAAAGCGTCTGATTTCCTTCAGACAATGATGGGAACAGAATCTGGAGCAAACGCAGCAGGGCAAGTGGCACTGGCGTTCCGGCAAGCAGCACAAACAAACGATCGCTTGTATTCATGTGATCCCGCATCGGTGGCTCAAGCTGTTGCTCTGTCTGCTATGACCGGGCTCATGCCAGGAGGACCACTACCAGACGTGTACCTTTTGCCAAGAGGTAAGAGCCTACAATGGCAGGTATCGCACCGTGGCTTTGCAAAACTGGCAGCACGTAACGGTGTACGGCTTCGCACAAAGGCAGTGTTTGAAACCGATGAGTTTCGAGTTGTAGAAGGTACTGAACCGGTGCTTACACACATACCGGATCTTGACGCAGAGCAGTCATGGGAAACTTTGATCGCTGTCTATGTTGTTGCTCACTACAAGAACGGATCGAAAGATTTTGTAGTGATTCGCAAAGCCGACATCGAAAAGCGCCGAGCAAACTCAGACGCATATAAGCGAAACAAGAATCAATCACCGTGGGGCCAGTGGCCGATTGAAATGGCCTTGAAGACCGGTCTTAGGTACGCTTTTGCTCGCGGAATCGTTC